GACGTGCTCGACGCCAAGCACCGCGGCGGCTTCCTCTCGTGGGTCGCCGCCGTGCTCACCGACATCCGCCACGGCCGCCGCGATCGGCACGGGAGGCGCAAGTGGTGATCCGCTACGGCTCAGTGTGCAGCGGCATCGAAGCCGCCACCGTCGCGTGGCACCCGCTCGGGTGGGCGCCGGCGTGGTTCGCGGAGATCGACCCGTTCCCGTGCGCCGTCCTCGCGCACCACTACCCCGCCGTCCCCAACCTGGGCGACATGACCAAGATCACGGGAGACGACCTTGATCGCGCCGGCGCAATCGACCTTCTCGTGGGGGGAACCCCCTGCCAGTCCTTCAGCGTCGCGGGACTCCGAAAGGGACTGGCAGATCCTCGTGGCAACCTGGCACTCGAGTTTCTTCGCCTTCTTGACCGAACACGCGCCCGCTGGGTGGTGTGGGAGAACGTCCCCGGCGTCCTGTCGTCGGCGGGAGGACGGGACTTTGGCGCCTTCCTCGGGGCGCTGGGCGAGCTCGGGTACGGGTGGTCCTACCGAGTGCTGGACGCTCAATACTTCGGAGTGGCCCAGCGCCGCCGCCGTGTGTTCGTTGTCGGACACCTTGGAGACTGGCGCCGTGCCTGCGCGGTACTTCTTGAGCGGTCGAGCCTGCGCGGGGATCCTGCGCCGAGCCGCGAAGCGGGGGCGGGAACTTCCCCAGAGTTTGCGCCGTGCCTTAGAGGGCGCAGCAACTCTTCCCACCGTCCGGACACCGAGGCGTACGTCGCCCACGCCGTGACCTGTCACCAGGTCAAGGGCGGCGACCCGACGACGGACAACTACGTCGCGTCTGGCTTCTACGAGACGGGCAAGGGCTGGTGGAACGAAGGGCTCGCCGGCCTTCGCGCTGAACCAGGCGGGATGCCAGAGAACGTCGTTGCCTACCAGTGCCACGGCTCGAACGTCGGGCCGATGGGCACCGTCCGCGCCGGGAACGGCAACGAGACGGGCGGCGTGCCGTTCACGCGGGTAGCGACTGGCGTGCGCCGCCTCACCCCCGTCGAGTGCGCCCGCCTACAGGGCTTCCCCGACACCTACCTCGACATCCCGTACCGCGGCAAGCCCGCGTGCGACGGGCCGAAATACAAGGCGCTCGGGAACAGCATGGCGGTGCCCGTGATGCGCTGGATCGGTGAGCGAATCGCCGCCGTGGAGTCGATCCTCTAATGGTCGCCCCGTCCCTCTCCCCCCGCGCCGGGATCCGCTGCAACGCCTGCGGCACGTCGCTGGCGTCGCTGACCGCCCCGTGCCGGTGCAAGAACGTCCACGGCGAGCGCGACAGGTTCGCGCCGCCCCCTTCGATGCCGACCAAGGCGGGGGTGGTCGCAACGCGCGCCGCCGCAGGGACGCGATGCATCCTCGGCCACGCCCACGACAGCAAGGGCGAGGCCGCCGCGTGCCCCCTCGTCCACGCCCGCGCCGCGCACCTGGGCCTCACGACGTTCCGCCCCGGGCGCCCCGGCCTCCCGTGCTTCCGCGTCGCCGCCGACGACAACGGGCGCCCCGCCTACGTCAGCGTCGATTGGGTCCTCGTCGATGCGGCGGGCCGCGTCGCGCTGTTCGTGGACTACAAGGGCGCCGTCGCCAAGTCGAAGCGGCTCGACAAGGGGTGGGCGCGCGGGAAGCGGATCGTCGAGGCCGAGTACGGCGTCCCGGTGGTCGAGCTGACGACGCCGGAGGAAGCGAACCACATCCCGAGGGAGCCGAAGTCGTGACCGCCGCGAAGCGCCCCCTCGCGTCGAATCCGTGCGTGGCGTGCAACGAGCGCGGCCAGCCGTGGACGTGCGACATCTGCCGCCGCGAGGTCGTGACCTACTGCCGCGAGTGCCACGCGGAGATTCGCCACGGAATCATCGGCCCGCCGCAGCAACCCCCGATGGCCCGGCACCCGCAGCGCCCCGGCAAGTTCCACGAGGACGAGGACATGAACCGGAGGGCCGACGAGTGACCGCCTACGACCGCGCCCTCGTCACCATCGACCGCCAGAAGGGCGAGATCGCCCGGCTGCGGACGCTCGTCGCCGCCCTGCAGCACTACGTCCGCACCGACGCCGCCACCGTCGAACGCCAGCGCGCGACCCTGCGCGCCCGCGTCAACGCCCGCAAGCGCATGGCGCGGCTCCGGGCCACGCGCCGCGACGAGGCCAACCGACAGAGGTTCGAGCGCACCTTCACCGCGCTCGGGAGGACCGCATGAGCGACCGAAGGAACATCCCCCCGCACCGCAGCTGCAAGCGCGACTTCCAGCGCAGCCGCGAGTTCGGCCGCCCGCAGATCCACCGCGCCGTCGTCCGCACGCGCGAGCAGTCGCCCGCGTGGCCGCCGGCCGTCGTCGTGCGGCCCGTCGAGGCGCCCGTCGCGAAGGAGGTGCAGCGTGCGTAGCGTCACAATCAGCGTCGGGGTGCGCGAGGGGCAGACCGAGCGGACGTGGACGATCCACGTTTACCGCCCCTCGAAGTACGTCCCGACGTGGGAGGCGTACACGCCGGTCCACGCGGCCCGGTTCGACCTGCCGCACTACTGCGGCGAAGTGACCGTGAGCGCCGGAACGCTGGACCGCGCGAAGCGGGCCGCCATCGACTACTTCAAGGCCATCCGGGCGAAGGGAGGGCGCAAGTGAGCGCCGACGACTACGAGAGCAAGAAGGCCGACGTGCGCGACATGATCGCGTACCTCGCCAAGTGGCACAAGGCGGCGAGCGTCTACCTGCGCGACCACGTCGTGCTGGACGACGCGACGGAGACGTTCCGCTACACCGGGGACGACCGGATCCGCGTGACGCGCGCCCCGGTCCCGCCGTTCGGGCTCACGTTCATCGTGGAGAAGGCGGACCACATTCGCATCCTCAAGAACATCTACAACAACCCGATCACGGTGGGGCGCGTCTACGAAGTCGTTCAGTGGCGCAAGATCGGCCGCCGTAAGGGCCTGTACCCGCGCATCCTCGATGACGACGGCCGGACGATCACGATGGACCACGTCTCGCACTACGAGACGGTGTACGTCGGAGAGGAGGCGCCCCGTGGGTAGCCCGACGTGCCCGACGTGCGGGAGCCCCGACCGACTCGTTCGGTTCTGCCGCGACACCAAGTACGTCTGGAAGCGTTCCTGCGGCGTCCCGTGCCCCAATGACGACTTCCACGCCACCCCCACCCCGCCCGCCCCCGCCATGCGCCATTGGCAGCACGACGAGACCGGGCGCGTGTGCGACTGCGTGGACTGCCCAGGCCCGCGCTACCACGAGGTCAACGAGGCCTTCGCGGAGGCGCACGAGAAGGCCATGCGCGAGAAGTGCGGGACGCCCGCCCCCGCCGACGACGCGAGCGGCGCGGAGGCTGTGGCGTGCGTTGCCCCGGCGCACGACATGGCGCCTCGCATCGTCGTGGAGCCCTACGGCGCGTCTTGCTGGCAGGTGTGGCTTCACATCGGCGCTGCTTCGTGGACGGTCGGGGACTACCGGCGCGACAAGGACGCCGCCGAGCGGTTCGCGGAGCCGCTGCGTCACGCGCTCCGCGCTGCGCTCGCCGCCCCGCTCCCCGCCCGCGACGACGCGGTGGAGGAGGCGGCGAGGCTGCGTGAGGCGCTGTTGGCACAGCGTAAGGCGTGGCTCGACCTGCCCGCGTGCGGCGGGACGTACTGTGACGAACCCGACGAGTCGGGGCGCATGGACTGTTGCCAAGACGCGACGTACCACGCGGCGGGCGAGGCGATCCGCGCCATCGACGCCGCCCTGCGCCGCGAGAAGGAGTCGCGCAGCGACGACTCACGCCCCGCTTCGGGGCAGGGAGGCGCGTGATGGAACCGAAGCCGATGACGATGTGGCGGGGGCGCGACGGCGTCCACTCCAACCGCATGGAGGACACCGACGAGGCCGTCGCGGTGACGCCCCGCGCCGACTTCGACGCCCGTGAGGCCCGGCTTGCGCGGGCCGAGCAGGAGCGGGACGAGGCGAGGGAGGCGCTTGCCGAGGAGCGTGCCTCGCGCTACCCGTGCAACGGGCCCGGCGAACTGTGGCGTCCGCTTGCTATGGACGACGGCCCGCCCCGCCTCTACATCTTCCAGCGCAAGAGGATCGACGAGTCTGACACGCCGCCGTCCTACATGGAGATCAGCGAGGAGGACGGGACGCTCCTGCTGCACTACGTCAAGCACGGCGAGGCGGACGACTCGATCATCGTGGAGTGCGGCGCCGACCTACCGCTACGCAAGATGGCGGAAGCGGCGCGAGGCGACTTGGCCGCCGCCACCGCCCGCGCTGACAAGGCGGAGGCCCTGTTGGTCCGCATGCGCGCGGCCACGCGCCACCGCGACCAGAACACCTGCGACGTGCCCCACGCGCTGTCGCGAGAGATCGACGCGCACCTCGCGGCGAAGGGCCAGACCGCCCCGACCCCGGCCGCCCCGATGAACCCCGCTCCCAAGGCCACCAGCGCCGACGGATGCACCGAGATGAAGGAGCCGTAGATCATGGCGAACGGCAAGGACGACATCCGGGTGGCCCTCGGCTGGCCCCGGCACTTCAAGCGGCGCGCGCTCCAGAACGAGCTCGGCGCCGCCGGACCGCTGGCGCTCATCGACCTGTGGTGCTTCGCCGGCGAGCACCGACCCGACGGCGTCTTCAAGAGCCCGGAAGAGGTCGAGATCGCGGTGGACTGGCCTCGGAGGCTTCGCGGGCGTTTCGTGGCCGCTCTGATCGCCACGGGATGGCTCGAGCCCGACGGGGTCACTCTCCACGACTGGGCCGACGAGCAGCCGTGGATCGCAAACCGGCCCGCACGTATCGCTGCGGCCCGCGCAAATGGATCTTCCGGGGGGCGCGCCAAGGCCGCGAAGACGGGCGCGTCCGGTACGAATCCGCCTAGCGAACCACCTAGCGGAATCGTGGCGGACGGCAAGCGGAACGGTAGCGAAGTTCTACCTCCGTCTCCGTCTCCGTCTCCGTCTCCGACTCCGACTCCGACTCCGACTCCCACGCCGCAGCCGCAGCGCGCGCGCGATCCGGCAGCCGCGGCGGTGGAGGCTTCGCCCCCCGGAGCCACCCCGGACCCCCTCGCCTCCGACCTCGCCGCCCGGATCGCCTGGCCCACCGTCGCGACCGTCGTCGGGATGCTCGCCGAACTGCGCACCGAGGGCTTCACCGACGCCGACCTGCGGGCCCGCATCGACGCGACGCCCGCCGGTCGCGTGCTGCCGTGGGACTGGGCGAAGGCGGCACGCAAGGCCCGCGGCGCGGCTCCCGCGGGGCTCACCGACCGCGACCGCGCCGAGACGCGCCGGAGCGCCCTGCGCTTCGCCGGCTACGCCCGTGACGCCGAGGCCGTCGGCGACACGAAGACCGCTCGAGACTCGTGGAACGCCGTGCGGCTGCGCGCCGAGCAGCTCGGGGTCGATCCCGCCGAGTTCGGCGCGCCGCCGCTGCCCACCGACGAGCGCGCAGCGTGACCTACCGCCGCCCCTCGCCCGGAAGGTGCTCGTCGCACCGAGGAGCCTGACCATGGTCGCCCCGTGCGCCGACTTCGACACGCGGTCGCTGCTCGAGTACCCGACCCGCATCGCCGGCGTCGAGGTGCT